AGTTGGTTTCTTAGGTAGAAAGTCTGACAAATTAAACAAACCATGTTGTTTAACAGCATCGTTTTCAGCTTCGCTCAATGGACGTGAACGACGTGACCATGTACTAGTTGAGTAGTCAGCGTAACCGCCTTTGCTACCTTTCTTCATACGATAGTCTAGACCGTGTACAAAGTCAGTTGGCAAATCTTCCAATTCTGGATCGACAAGTGCCGCACGAATTGATGTAAAGATTTGAGGTCCGATGATAAATCTACGGATTGGATTTTCTGATTTTTGTTCTTCTTTCAAACCATCTTCAGTTACGAAGCCTTGGAAAATATAACTACGCTTTTTCCAATACTTACGACCCATATCTTCTAGTGCAGGGTCTTTAAACCATCCACGAACTTCTGATAAGATTGGGCAAGTATCGCCATACATTTCTACGCATGGTACTTGTACGATTGTTGGTTTGCTTTCTGTTTCACCTTTAATTCCAGCGAATGGCAATTTGATCATTGCACGTTCTACCCAGAAAAAAGTGTTGTCGGTGTTACCATCTGGTAAGAATCGCAGAACGGATTCGCCACCTTCTTTTAAATTCCAGAACGGATAAATTGAGTTATCTCCGCCTGTTCTTTCGCCTGAACCTTTTGATTCAGATGCCTTAAGTTTTGCTCTAATTTCAGCCAAAGTTGCCATAGTAGTTCTCCTTTATATTAGCCTTTGTTTACTTCATTTGCCTTGTTTTACTTTACGGATCTACCTTAAAGTAAAAAGTGCATACATGTATTGTACGCACTTTTATTTAGTAAAGCAAGAGAAATCTTGCCTTAAATATGAATATTTTAGCCAAAAATGTTTGTTTTTAGCCCTAATTGATCAAGCCAGTTAATAACTTCAAATTTTTCAGAATCGGAGAGCTTTTCTAAAAATTTAAAATGAAGTCCTGCTACTTTGATGTGATCTGTCATGTAAAAATTTTTAAAAAAATTAAAATCTGAAAAATTGTATTTGGCTGTAATAGTATGGCTCTTGGGCGAAAGTTTACCATAATTAGGAAAACACTCATGTTTGTAGCAAAGTGATGAATACAGTAAGTACTCGCTTTCTATTACCGGCTGTTCTGCAAACCAATTTATAAAATTATCAAAATTATCAATTTTATCTAATATCGTTTTGTGAAAAACAAACGGTGTAATAATAGACAAGTGTTCATATTGTTTTTCAATATTCAAATAATTCGAATAATAATCTATAGTTTCTTCCCAAGGAAGATTTTTAAAATTAGCCAAAGATCCACATCCAATTATGTCGTTCCATTCGGATGTTGAACATGGTTTGATAAAGAAATTTTTTGAATCAAGTGTTATATAATTGTCTTTGATTAGGGTATATGCTAAAAATTTATAAGTTTGTTGTCGACTCCAACCGCCTTTAGAGTTATTAAATGACACTGGCAAGTCATTTGCATTTATAAGTTTTAGTTGATGAGTGGTGTAGTATGGAGATAGCAATGATTCCCATTTACTTAAAACGACATCTGGGTCATTTACTATAACCCAGTGTGTTGTTGGTTCTACGAATTTACAGATACTTTCTGCTTGTAGTAGCATCTGTAACTTATCTCTCGAACAAGTTACAGTTAATAAATCCATTAGAATCTAGATAATTGAACTATACGAGCCAATGTTTGATCTTCTTGGTATACTGCTTGTCCGTTAGATTCATAGCTTTCTTTAGTTGATAATTGTTTTTTAACAATATCCAAATATACAGGAGGAACTTCTGACATCTTTTTTCGTTTTTCTTTTACTGCGTCAACCCAACTTTGAATACTTTTAATATCGTTTGGATTTACCGGACGAACTACTCCGTTTACAGTAATAGTAGTTTTAGGATCAATAGTAGATTGTCCTGCTCCTTGAGTAACGCCAGAAGCCACGCCAGTAGAAGGTTGAGCATTAACAACACCGGTTGCTGATTTTGAAGTTCCGTCCGAATTCCAACCGCTAGCATACTTGCTGTCCCAGACTTGTTGTGCCATCACATTATCAGTAGGACGAGGTTTAACTGATGTAGATGCCGATGCCGGGTATATTCCGTTAGCAGGCTGTGTTGAAACTGTTGACTTTGGAGTACCGTCTGGATTATGTGTTGCACCGTATTTTTTCAACCACTCTTGGCCTTTAGGACCAGTTGACGGTTTACCATTTAATGTTGGCTGTGGAGGAACTTTTTTAGTTGCGTCTACTGTTGCGTCTACTGCTGATGCTACACCGCCAGACGAACTAGTTGAAGATGCTACGCCGCTAGAAGCTTGTGCATCTGCACCTGCTGTAACTTCTCCACTAGATGTATACAATGCTTTTTCAGCATCGATAGTGTCAGGACCATATTTTCCGTCTACAGCAGCGCCTTTTAATCCTACTTTTGTTTGATAATCTTTTACTGCTTGTATCATAGCAGTATCAGTTTTAGAATAAACACCAGTTTGTGGTAAACCTAATTTTTTCTGTAAATCTGCTACTCGTGTATCTGGAGGAACATCTCGGCTACCTGGACCAATAGTATTTTTATTATATGCTGCGCCAGTTTTACTATTCAAAGCTGCCCAACTTGCTGCACTTGCGCCTTTAAGAGGAGTATTACCAGTGCCAATTGTTGAAGCTGTTGTTTCTGGAGGTGTAGCGGCAACTGTTGCAGGTGTGTCCACTGTTGCAGGGGGTGGTGGTAATGTAGAGTCAACTGTTGCAGCTGTTGCTGAAGCTGTACCTGGTGCAGGTTGAGCATTTAATCGATTTGTTTCAGCCGCTGATTGATTGGCATCAGTTTGATTACCTACTACTGGTGCAGGTGCTGTACTGCTTGGAATCATGTTATTTTTAATTTGACTCCATTTAGCTAACAGATCCTGGATTTCTGGGTCTAGACTATCGCCGTATGATTGAGCTAGTTTGTCACCGTCTGCAATTTCTGCCGCAGTCAATCCAGATGCCATTTCTGCTGAAGTTACACGTTCGTTTAATTGTAAATCAAATGATTCTAATAATGCGCGGCCAATTGAAGATCTGAATGTAACAGATTCGGCAATTCCTAGTTTGGCCATTCCTTTCTTAACTATCTCTCGGAATCTATCTAGGCCGGTAGGTGCGGCTACAGTTTGTGGTGTGTCTATTCTAGTTGATGCTGCTGGTTGAGTTTGTACAGCCGCTGAAGCTGCCGGTGTTGGACTTGCTGGGAATTGATTAGGAATGTTAGCTTGAGCAGATGGAGCAGATGCAACTGCTGCCGGAGTAGCAACTGCTGCCGGAGTAGCTACTGCCGCTGGAGTTGCTGGTGCGGTAGGTGCTTTGCCTGCGGCAACTTCTTTTAATTTATTAAGATCAATTTTAAGTACATTCTGCCAATCGCCAGCAATTTGAAATCTTCCTAGTGGTAATTTAGTTGGTGTAACTTCAACACCTAGTGCTTTTAAACTGTTAACAAATTGTTTAATAGCCGGCTGATTAAGGTCACTGGCCTTAATATATGTTGGCTCAGCAGGTTCGCCGCCTCTGGCATTTGCAATCATTCTATGACGTAAAATGCCAGTTTCAGCTTCAATATAATTGCCGTTGACCATGTCTAGATCATTTTTGCCTTTGACACTAGATTGTAATAGACCTGTAGCAATTTTAGCATTGTCCATTCTTTTGTATGTTTGCTCAGGAGTTTCGCCAGTAGGAGCAGGAGCAGGTGCTGGAGCAGGAGCAGGAGCAGGTGCAGCAGCTACAACGGTTGCTGGAGATGCTTCTTCAATTTTTCTAAGTTTTTCTATTAAATCATGTAATCCGTTCATATTAATTTCCTCTTGCTAGACTAACGATTCTAGCTAAACTTTGATCTTCTCCATATGTAATTGTTGGAGATTCATGAATACTTTGTGCTGGTTGTGCTTGTACTCCGGCTAATCGAACTACATGCTGATGTTCATGATTACTTGGATCTTTTGAATCAATAAATTTAATAACTTTTATTAAATCATCTTCACTTGCGCCACCAAACTTACCGTCTTCAAATTCTTTCTTAACTTTGATTTTAATACGCATGCCGCCTAATGGGAAATTTCCTTCATCTTTGTTATAAAAGCCGCTGATGTATTTTAACATGCCGGGCAAGCCTTGCTCTTCAGGTGCGTCAAATCCAATGTCTTGTGGTTTCATTCCACATGACTCTAACACTTCTGCAATTGACATGACCTTGCTACCAAAGTCCATTTGTGTTTCTAATGTTGCGCCTGCTTTTTTAGCTTTCTTAAGTGTATCTGCTAAACCCTGACGTGCTAGGTGACGTGCTTGACTATACCCTTGGCCGTGCTTACCTGGAGTAGTTGGCTTAGATTTTTTATCTTTAGGATCAACATGCCACGGTGGATCGTTGTCGTCATCTTTATCTTCAGCCATCGGTGCAGCTGGAGCAGCAGGTTCTGCTGGAGCCGCACTTGGCGCTTCAGGTGCTGCAGATGCTTCAGGTTCTGCGCTAGGAGCTGCAGGTGCTTCAGGTTCTGCGCTAGGAGCTGCAGGTGCTTCCTGTTCTTCAGGAGCTTCTTCGTCGCTTGGAAATTTCAATTGACTTAATAATTCTTCGTGTTCTGTTTCAACCCAACCTTTAATTAAATCGTTTAAATCAGTTTCTGCTGGTACAGCTTTTACAGCATCAATAAAATTAGGCTCGTCAATTAAACCTTTTAAAGTCATAATGGCATTATCGCCATTTGGACCAACTTGCATATTCTGTGCAAGAATATCATTTAATTTTTCAATAGCAACAGATCTTGCATCTTCATTAGGGCTAATAAGTTCGTTTTTATCTTCACGAACAATATCTTCTAAAAATGATTCAAATGCTTTTTCTGGATCAAAACTTTCAGTTTTTTCGTCATCACATACACAATCAGTTGCTGGACGATCACATGCATCACAATATTCAGCTTTGCTTTCTTCGCCAAGAATATCGTCTGCACCTAATTCAACAACGTCAATTTCTGACTCGTCAATAAATTTATAAATGTATGGAAATACTGATTTTAATTCTTCGTTAAATGTACGTACAGTCAAGCGATCAATTAAATCGTTTGCAATTTCTTCTGGAATCATCTGCTCAGCTTGTTCTTCAAATGACTCAGCAAATGCTTCATAATATGCAGTACGTTGTAGCTTATTAATAGTTTCTTTAATTGTTTCAATGCGTTCCATTACACGACCAGTAACGTTGGCCATTGCTTCGCTTAGTTGTTCTTGACGACTTACATAGCCTTTAAATTTACGTAAGTGTGCTAATTCTTCTGAAAGATTACAAATATGTTTGCCAATATTATCGTAAGGATTGCCACCGTGTTTAATGTGTTCTGCCAATGCACGAGCGCCATTAAGATGTTTGTAAGGATATTTAAATCTTTCTCCTGCTGAATTTTCAATGTAAATGCTTTCAATGTGCATTGTACGCCCAGCTGGTAAATTTAAGTTAATTGGTTGACTATGTTTAATAACTAAGCGAGCTTCGCCTAGATCTTGGTAGCTCATTCTATTGCTACCATAAAGTTTATTTTCCATAATTGCGGGCATAATTGGCATTTCCTTACGTTTGGCCTGGTATTCGTAATCTCGTTTATCTAAGTTACTTTTTCCAATGTTTTGTACGTCAAAGTTGAGTAATCTATCTTTTGCAAACTGTCTAAAACCACGAATAAACTTATAGGCACCATGATGTGTACTATTGCCATCATCGGTTAAATCACCACTAACTTGTATAACTATACCATCTTGCGGGTCTAGTGTAATAGCAATAGTGCCTAGCGGTTCTCCGCCTTCTTCGTATTCAAATTCAAAGAATCGAGCTCTTGGAATATCTTCCTTTTTGCTCAATACTTCTGCGTTTTCGTCACCAATTTTAATGTTGCGAAAGCGGGTCTGTATTTTTCCATACAGATCTTTAGCGATTTTATCTAAGTTTGCGTCCATAGTATATTTATCAAAGGTTTGAGGAAACGAATATAGGCAAGGGTGGCGACCAATCTTCGTCCATTGAAGATTCCAGCGTTAGTTTTTCAAATACTAGCGGATCCCATTCTGCTAGAACCACAGTCATACGTATAATTAGTAATAGAGCAGAAACCAAGTCATCGTGCTGTCCTTCTTTTGCTTTAAATGTAACGCCAGCAGCAATAAACGTTTTAAGCTCACTAAGTAGTGTTTTACTGTAGATTTTCATCTTGTCTTCTTCAACAAAGTATTTTAATCGGCTACAAGCAGAAATCTTACTGCCGTGTGTAGTGTTAAATCCTTTGCGGAATTTACGTACATGTCCTTTTCTAACAGGCTCGCTTAGGAATAAGCCAGGGAAAGTCTCTTCGCCTAGGTTAGCAATAACAACTAATGCGGCTTCTCCCAAGGTATTATTTTCAACACTCCAATATATGCTGTTAGTGTAATCTTCGCCTATTTCGCTCTGAATGTATCGAATCACATCTCTAAATATTTTAACTTGATCTTGAACAATAGTTAAATTATGTTGCCATTCTGCACATTGAGTCATGCTAGGTAATTCAAATACTTGTATACCTGCAAAGTCGCCGCCGGTACCTAAACTAGGATCTAATCCTATTAAGTAAGTATTTCCAGGAGTTGGTTTTTTATACCAGCGCACTTGACCCATTTTAAATAATGGCTCACGGCCAGTCATTTCTGCAAGTTTAAGAGAGTTTACTAGAGTTTCGTCAAATACTAAGAACTCACATCCATACTCACGACGGAAACGCTCTTCGCCAATACGTCCCATTTCGTTTTTGCGCCATTGTTCATCTCTGTCTGGATGTTCATGCCATTCTGCACGGAATCCATGGAATCCATTTCGTCCAAGTCCGTCATCTCTTTCGTTGCCAAATTCATCAAACGAATCTTTACTTTCCTTCCATATAGTTGCAAATGTATCTTCGTCACTATTAGGTGTTGATGTGATAATTGCTTTACCACCAGTTGCTAGTGTTGGGCTGATTGATGTCCAAAACTCGCTTGCAATATTTGGCTGAACGAACGCAAACTCGTCACAGTATAATAGGGAAATTGACATACCACGACCAGTGTTACCGGTAGTAGTTGCTGATACAATTCTTGATCCATTTTCAAACTCCATTGAACCTTTGTTATAGTTCGTTACACCTGCTCTAATATAGTCAGGACATAGTTCATATCCATAACGGATACGTTGCATAATTTCTTGGGCGCCGGTGTATTTGTGTGCGGCAACTAAAATAGTTTGATCCGGATGAAACATAGCATACCATAACAAATAACCTGCCGCACAGGTTGTTTTACCACTTTGTCGTGGCATCATGTTTATGTTAAATCTATAGTCGTGATAACTGTGTAATAATCTATGTTGATATTCATAAGGTTCAAATTTAACTTTGCCCTTAGTTGGATGCTGTATATTAAAGAAGTTTTTAACAAAATACATGTACCCTTCAACCGGATCGGCACACATTAACAAGTCTTGTACTTGCTCTTCTGTAAACTTTTCTTTAGTATGCGCCTTTTTGGTTAAGACGCCGTCAAGTGATTTTGCCATAACTTTATTTACACAAAAAAAGGGCTCGTATGAGCCCTTTTTGATACTGCTGACGAATTATTAAGATCCTTTGATTTCGCTATATTTTTGAGATAATTTAGCAACTAATGTTTCGTGCATGTGCATCGGATTGCCGCCGCCATTTGCTTTTGGATATTCTTCTTTTTCACGATGTAAGTCATCACCGCTGTCTGGCATTGCTACCATTGCTGGGTTTGGTTGTGTCGTTGCAGACCCAAAGTCGCCGTCCATCGATTCTTCAGCACCCATGCCAACTAATACTGCATCACTGTCTTGTTCGCCGCTACCTTGAACGTTACGGATAATATTTAATAGGTCCTTGATTCCGTCAGCACCGCTACCATTCATGCTAACATTCATTGTTACTGAATTGGCTTGTTTAGGAGTAGACTGTTGTGGCATCATGCCACCACATTCACCTGTTAACATGTCGTCACCATCATGTGGCACAGATGTTGGTTCCATATCGCCGTTTTGTTCAATTTTAGGATTGTATGCAATATTTTCATCAATTGCTCTTATTTTTGCGAATAGTTCTTGAAAGTTCATTATTTTACTCCGACAGTTTTAGCTGTTGGTTTCTTAACCTTTACACTTCCAACAGGACTTTTTGTGTTAATCTTAAATGAATCTGCTGGCGCAGATTCTGTTGGCATTTTTGACGCTAATAATGCATCGTTAACACCTTTGTATTGTTCAAGGGTCTTTTTGTCTTTCATCAACCCTTTTAGTAAATTAAATTTTTGTTTTTCACCAACTAGCTTTTGACTGTCTGATGCTGTTTCGTAATCTTTACTTAATAATGCTTCGCCTGATTTTTCATCGTTAGCGTGATTAAGTTCGTCTTCTGCAGCTTCCGCTAAATTACGAACTTTAACGCTGTCAATTGGGCAACGGCATTTTTCTGCAATCAAAGCTCTAACTTGTTGGCTAGTTACTGGATAACTAGTGCATACATCAAATATTGTAACGTTTGTATTTGTAATGTGTGGAAAATCTGCGTGTGTTTCTGCAATAGGCAAACGCTTACCTGCAGAACAACTTTCTACTTTGTACTGGGCAAGAGCTGATTTAATTAGCTCGCCTGCTTTGTTATGATCGCCCGCAAGTTTAATTTTAAATTCGTAAACTTTCTTGCTTTCTGTTAAATATTCTGTAAATGATTTCATAGTTTAATCCCGATACTGTATTTATTTCATATTCTTTAATTTTTCCAGCAAACTATTACGATCTGTAATAATAACGCCGTCGCCGGTAAGATTAATACCACTATCTTCCGTATTTGCATCCTGATCTAGCTTTTGTTTCTTAATCTGTAACTCAATCATCTTGAGTTTTTTGTCAATTTTAGCGGCTTTTGCATCAATTGCATTTTTAAGCATTGTACCTGCTACTTCAAAAATGCGGCCGCTATAACGGGCTTCTACGTTCATTCCTAAATCCATTAAATCATCATACGCATCGGTTGCACGTTGAGCTAGTGCATCAAATTCGGTATCGCTAGCATCTCCTAACCCTTTAACTTGTGGTAAAGCTGCTGAAATTTTGTCAAATTCACTAATATCACGAAGCAAGGGTTGTGCTTTAGCTATCTCAGCTTTGGCCTGTTTCTTTTCCTCATCCTTGATGATTTTTTTGCTCTCAGGAAGATTTAGTAGTTCTTCAAGTTTTTTAGTCATACTTTACTTATGCGTTACCGTTGTGGAACATATCATTTTCATTAAGTACTCTAAACTTAATTCCTTGCTGTTTACACCACATATTTGCCGCAGCCCACTTGGCTTGATTTTTAACGTATTGGGCTTGATTATACTTGTTTTTTCCTACCCGCTCTAAAATTGTTTGACTTGCAGGCTTGACTTCTATTAATTCTACGTGCATTGTGTTATTTTTATCAACATATTGTATAAAAAAATCAGGCACATAAATTGTTTGACGACCTGTTAACGGATCTCTATAGGGAATATTAATTGCTTCACTTGCCCATTTTTGAACACTTTTATGTGTATCGCAAAATTTCATAAATTGGAATTCCCAACTTGATCTGTAAGTAGGCATTTTTGTTCCTACATACTTTTCAGGTTGAGACATAGTAAATTTCCCACGAGCAAACTTGGTAGCCATGTTATACTAAAATATTTCTACTTTCGTATTCGTCTATAGGCACCGAAATTCGATATCCAAGTACGCTTACTTTTTCTCTATAAGCATTTAAAATTTGTGCAACTACTTGACTTAGTTGTACATCTGTTAATGCTTTTAAAGTATCAATTAATTCAAATACATTAACGTTATCTTGACGTGCTTGATTTAATAAAACAATACCTGTACTTTTTGCACTTTCGTTATCAAAGCCGTGTTGTAGGAAAAACCCTACAACAGCATCAATTTGATTAGTAGGAAAACTTACTTGGTTTACATAAAACTTGTCAAAAAATTGTTTAACTTCCTGGCTAGAGTCTGCGGAAATTGTTGTTGGTAAATTAATAGCCATCTGTTATCCTGTAGTTGTTGTGTTAGTTGCAGTAACTTCTGCCGATACTGATACATTAATTTTTGCAGATACAGTTGTTGTAGATGTTGTTTTTTGTGGAAATTTATATCCCTGTAATCCTGCAGAACTTTGCGTTGTTGGAACAGTATAAGTTGATGTACTATTTCCTGTATTTTGATTTTCTTTGGTGTTAAGATATGTATTCAGTTGCTGTGATACAGTTTTTAAAATTTCTTCAGGATTTAACAAACTACTTGATGCAAAACTTGGACTTTCTTTAGTTGAACCATCGCCTGCTTGCAACGAACTTGGAGTTTGATCGTAATGCTCTAATCCAAATCCTTCTGGATCTCCTGCTTCAACAGTTCCGGCTCCGTAAGCAACTGCTTCGTAATTTATTGCCATGCTAAAATCGTGGGGTGTGTTACCTTGTGCAGAATCTAATTTATTATGATTAAATGCACTAATTATAGGATTTAGTAATGTATAGCTAACATATTCATGTCTTGCCATTTGATAAATCGTAATATAATTAAAGAATGGTGTTGTACTGCCATTGTCTAAACCGTAGTTATTAGATATATAATTACTATTACGAGTAGCATTACGTTTATATCCTGCTGGATTAAGTGCGCTGGTTGAATCAGCATAGTAGTAACTATAATAATTTTGCCAAAGCTGATTAATTAACCCCATATTATCGTCATGGAACGTAATATTCAATGGTTCGTACTTGTGTGTTGTCTGAACATTCTTTTTTCTGTTATACTGATTTAAAGTATCAACGGTAACTTTGTAATTAGGTAAATCACATGCCTTAACTAATACATTAATTTCATTTCTATGGCGCTGGGCAAGATCAATATTCTTTAAAGCCGATTGATTGATGTTAAACGCCACATGAAATAAAAACTTTTGCTTTGGGGCCAGTCTAAACTGATCGTCCGTAAATACGCGAGCAGCGTGTGCATAGTCTTTTAACGTTACGTTATTAGGACTGTATAGAAATAAGTTAGGTGTGAATGCCATACAAATATTTATCTAATGGAATTAACTACTCAGTTAATGAAAGTCCATAAAAAAGGCCTAACAAGTAGGCCAATTTTATTAACGTGATCCAGAAGCTGTTGCTGCTGTACCTAATCGTCTTGAAGTTGGAGCATCTGCTCCGCCTGTGATTTGGATACAATTATCTGGTTGAATTGTTAAGTCAATAGTTAACATTTCTTGGTTACTGTATGAAAGTTGGTTATATTGTACTTGTTGTACATAGCATCCATAGCATTCCCATGTTTCAAGAATGTTTGGAGTGCTTGCACCGTTGCCGCCGTCTAACATTTCAATACGCATTAAGAACTTGTAGTCGCCGCCTGAAGCTGCTGAACTTTGTTCAAAAAAGTCGAACTGTTTCTGCATTTGTTCACCAACTAATTTTGAAACTTGTCCAGTTACATCATCACGCAACTTAACCGTCATTTGAGCCCATTTAGGACGACCAGCGTAGTTGATTGTTGAGTTGTAAACCATAATAGTCTGATTGTCAAAACTAACTTGTGGACGAGCTGCATCTTGAACTTGTTTAGTTAACTCAGTTGTTGGCGTTGATACTCCAAAGTTTTCAAACATCACTCTAAAGCGATATTTTAACTTTGGCATCAACATACCTTGAGCACTAGCTGATTGATCAGTTGCTAAAGGTACTGTAAATTTTGATAAACTTGCGATTGCCATTTTGTATGCTCCGTTATTATTATGCTAGGCCTTTGATTTCGCCAGTGTTCTTCAAGCGTAGTGGAATGTAAATAAATTCAACTGCTTTTACTGGTTCGATCGCAACGTCTAGGTATAGTTCATTTCTATCAATACGTGCTGGAGTATTATTGCTTGTATCGCAAACTACAATGTAGTCATAGATAGCTCGTTGGCCAACTAACTCTAGTAATAAACTTTCCGCTGCACCTTTTAATTCATCTCTAGTAATCTTATCGTTTGGTTCAAACACATATGGTTTAGCCAATAGTGCGAATTGACGACGTAGGTAAATTACTAAACGTGCTACGTTGATACGGTCTAAGGATGAAGCATTCTTAGCACGAGTATATTGACCGTAGTTAACAAGACCTGTTCCTGTAATGAATGTAATTGGGTTAATCTTACTATCTGCAAGAGTATCGCGCTGACCATTATTTAATGATACTGACTGGAACTCGCCTTCGCTAGTAATATATCCAACTGCTGTTGCATTTGTAATGCCGCCACGACGTGTTCCTGCTGGAGCAAACCATGGATAGCTAACTTGGTCGTTTAACGCAATAGTGCGTAAAATCATGTGGCTTGGTGGAACAACAATGTTGTTACCAATGTTGTCACTAGTGTAACCCCATGGATAGAAAATACCAAAATATTCATCGCTGCTTACTAAACCGTCATCGTTGTCTTCTACTGCGCCAGCAACGTTTTTACCCCAGTTGTTTAAACTTGTTGCATCTGGTGTTAAACGTGATGGTGTGTCTCCAACTACAAACGATGTTAAACCGCGATCGTAGTTTAGACTAATCATTTCGCCAATTAGTTCTGAATATCCTGGGCAAGCAATCAAGTTGAATACACGGGATTCTTCATCACGTAATTCTTGATTACTGTTTACAAGAGCTTGTAGAGCTTGTACAACAACTTTACGTTGTGATTTGCGTCCAAATGTTCCCGCACCGTTTACTTGATTTCCAGATTCAGTTACCCAACGATGTGGATAATAGGTTTCCATGCTAACGTCGTCTTGTCTTGGATTATCTAATGATACATCAATATAGTCACGTACAAAACGCTTGACATTAAATCCTGAACGGCGTAAGTTCCATAGCAACATACCTTTTGGATATAGTGCTGGATCTGGAGCATCAAAGTCTAAGAAATTACTTTCTAGCAACTCTTTAATTGTGCTGTTTGTTTGTGCGTCTGTTGTTCCGCCATTCTGTGCCCAACGTGCATCTGCAAAAATAATACCGTCTTCAGTTGTCTGGTCGCCTGTATCAACAGGCACCCACTTGCGTTGTGCGCCGTTAAACTTATAAAGATTTGGATAGTTTTCTAAGTCGCTAGTATCAACCCAAAGATCACCATCGGAAAGTGCTGTACCGTCAGTTTGTGTTTTTGGTTTAGTTGCACTAACAATAGGACCATCTGGATTTGTATCAGCTGTATCTGCATTATTTAGATAGCCTACCCAATCTGTTCCGTTATTAATTAAAATATCAACTTCGTCAACAATTGAACTATACCATAAACGGCCGTCAGCTGCTTCTGTAGTTGGAGCATCTGCACCTGTTATAATATCAGCGTATGGGCTCCATAGTGTAGCAACAAAGTCATGATCTTGATCGATGTCAACGTAGAAGTTTACAGTTCCTTGACCTACTCCGTTACCATCAACTGTAAATGGAGTGAACAATTTTGCAAGTGGTGCATTAGTATCATCTTCAAAGTGAATATCACCACCGTCTAAGTGTTTGATAACAACAGCGCCAGTTGAAGTTTGTGATACTGAAATTCGTGAGCTAATTGGATCAGTTGCAAATTTTGTGTCAGCTAATTTTGCTGTTAATGCTGAAACAAACGTTTCAAGATCAGCAGTGATATTTCCTGATCCACCAACTGCTGTAAATTCCACAGTTAATGAATCTGACAATGTTAATTCACCTTTGACAGTTTCACGAATCATAAATTGATTGCTACCTGCTGTGAATCCGCTAAAGCTGCTTTCTGAAGTAATAGTAGTTGCTCCAGGTGCACGGCGAGCATAAATTTTAAAGTTGGCGCTAGATGGATTACCAAGAGTTAACGCTTGTGTAGTGTTGTATTTTACATACAATGAACCTTGTGCTAAATTAATGCCGCCGCCTGTACCGTCTAGGCCTTTTAATGCCTGTTCGCTTGATTCGTACAACGGAGCAGATTTTTCAGTCCAGCTTGCATTTGCTTCACTGTAAACTTTAACTCTCCAACGAGCACCTAAGTTTGGTTCTGTTGTTTTAACCCAGATAGATCCACTTGGATAACCTTGTATGGTTGATGGATTATCTGTACGTTTAAATGTTGGCACTGTATAGTGCGGGCTAATTCGCAGTGCAGGAGCTCTAAAAGTTCCTGATGTTGCATAAGTTACTGGATCTGTTGCCAACGGGATTAATCCAAGTTTTGCAACACTTGTTCCACTTATACCAAAACCGCTGCCACCTGAATATAATTCTAAGCGATTATTAACAACAGCTGCTCTAATGCTTCCTGGTAGGAGAGGATTATCTACGTCACCTGTTCCTGCGCCATCACTGTCGTCTAGTGCTGTGTTAATATCAGCTACCAGTGTAGTTAGGCCAGTGTGACCTGTAAAATTATAATTTACTGAATTAACATTAATAGTTAATGTATCGCCTGCTAACAACGTTGGACTGCTAATTGCGCCTTGAGCTGCTGGCCAGCTAGATGTCCATTCTGTAGAACCAACTTCAACCCAAATGCCTGCGGCAGTATTTGTTTTTGCTTTTTTAAACCAAAGAGTATATTCACCGCTTTCAAATACAATAGCGTAATCTCCTGAAAGGCCAATACTTGCTTTTGGTG